ATGAAAAATACCATTATTGCACTGTCTGCTTTACTGCTGGCTGCCCCTGTTTTTGCGGCAACGACCACCGATAACACCGTTGCGGAAGCGCACAAAGGCGCCGATACCGCCAAAGAGAAGCTGCACAAAACCCAGCACGAGGGTTCTGAGATGAAGCTGAAAGCGAAGCACGCTGCGGAAGGTGAGAGCAACTCCACCAGCAGCAAGATCTCCGAAGGCACCCAAAAGGGCTGGAATAAAACTAAAGAAGGCACCGAGAAAGGCTGGGATAAAACCAAGCAGGGCGCCGAAGAGCTGAAAAACAAAGTGACCAACTAAGGCACTCTGTTCGCCGCGCCAAAGATCAACCCACCGCACACGGTGGGTTTTTTTATGGCTGACCGCCAGCGGTTGCCTGACGACTGTTCATTAGTTCAGCATTAGATGCCCGGCGGGAGTAAAATCGTTGACTCAGCGGGATCGCGCCGTATAATCCGACGCAATCACCATGCGCCCTTAGCTCAGTTGGATAGAGCACCGGCCTTCTAAGCCGTAGGTCACAGGTTCGAATCCTGTAGGGCGTACCAATACTTTTCAATGACTTACAATCAACTTCCCAACTTCAATTTTCCCGACTGGGACAGATTTGGGACATCTACCTTAAAAATCGCATCAATATGGCGTGCATGCTCAGTCAGATGATTAGGTGCCAGGTGCGCATATCTCTGAACCATTTCTATGCTCTCCCATCCCCCCATTTCCTGAAGCGCCGAAAGCGGAACACCAGCCTGAACCAACCAGCTTGCCCAGGTGTGCCGTAAGTCATGGAAGCGGAAGTTTTCAATGCCCGCACGCTTTAACGCTGCACGCCATGCAGTGTTAGAATCAACTCGCATCTTTCTGACAGATGCTGTTGACGTTCCGTCATTACGCTTCGATGCAATCGTGTGAACAAATACGCTGGCGTGGTGATTACCAATCTGACGACGGAGAACAGCGCACGCCGTATCATTCAGTGCTACGCCAATAGCCCTGCCTGATTTGCTGTCTTCCGGGTAAATCCACGCCACCTTTCTTTGCATGTCGATCTGCTGCCATGTGAGATCGACAATGTTAGACCTGCGCAGGCCTGTTGCGAGTGCAAACTCAACAGTAGAGCGCAATGGCTCTGGACACTGTTCAACAAGACGCTGTGCCTCATGAGGCTCAAGCCATCGAACGCGCTTGTTCCTTTCCTGCGGAACTTTGATTACCGGCGACTTCTCGATCCACTTCCAGTCACGCTCAGCCGCCCGCATTAGCGCCTTCATTAAAGCGAGGTGCTTTGCCTTCGTGGAAGTTGAAACTGGCTCCGGCTTGTAAGCCCCCATATCGATTCCCTTCTTCAGCATCCCTGCTGAACGCTGCTTCCATCGCTCCTCAGCCTTTCTGTTATTCATCCTGCTTACTGCTGAATAGATTTTCGCTTCGGTGATGTCCTTTAGCAGAACACCCTCGAAGTGAATGAGCCAGAATCCCATCCGGCCCTTATCAGCATCCAGAGACTTTTTATGCGCTTTTTCTTCCAGCCAGCGCATGCACGCCTCATCGAAAGTAACGTTTGGGAAGTCTCCGAGTTTTTCTATCCGCCACAGTTCAGCTTTTCGCTGGTCGTGCAGCTCCTGAGCCTGCTTTCTGTCCTTTGTGCCAAGAGACTCTTTAATGCGCTTGCCGCCCGGCGTTGTGTAGCTGGCGTACCAGACCTCACCTCTGCGGAATAATGACATGCTCTCTCCTTATCATGTGCATCACCCGCGCTCACCGCGACAGTGTGCAACGGATTATTCAACGCGGCAATACATGCCTGCCGGGTTACGAGATAGGGTGATTTTGGCTTTCTTGGGTCTTTGCGTGTGGCGGTGAGTCTTCCCGACCGGATCCAGTTGCTGGCAGTGGGCCGGGAAATGCCGAGGAACGCGCAGGCCTCATCAAGCGTGAGTGAATACGCTGACATGGTTACCTCAGTAGATAGATGGGGGGAGGAGTTACTTAGACTTCAGCGCTTCTTTTTCTGCGCGAGTAGCCGGACGGGAATAGCCCACAGGTGAACGAATCATGACGGGTTCATTTTTCTTAAGCCTTGCCACCCCCGATTCGAAAATCTTCCTTGGTGAATTCCCATTCCATGAAGCGATGATGTGGTTATCGTGGACTTCAATGACGCGAACTTTATACACAGAGTGTGTAATGACTTTCGTGTTGCCCATGCGGCGTCGCTTCACGTCGTACACCACCATTCCCGGCTTTAATGAGGATAACTTCACTGATTTATCTCCTTATCCACCACGCGCACGTAGTAAGTAAGCCAGCGCTTAGCTTAGAACCTACTAGGCGGCAGGGCGGTTATTTGTTTAGTGAATTGTTCTAACAGAAGTGTGGTGATGCGGTCTTTCTCTGCGGCGGTCTTGCCTTTGGTGTCGGATTTAATCGCTGCCCGGCACCGTCGCGCTACAGACCGCAGTGCGTTTTCCTGTGCTGGCGACATGGCGCATCCTTACGCTACACGGCGCTGCTGAATCGCCCGCTGCCACTTCTCGTCATCCTCGCGACACTCAGCACAGCAGTAACTCGTACCTGGCTGTGATGGCTCGCCACAATCTGCATTTTTGCACACTGGCGATGGTGGCTCCGGTGCTTTGCGATTTGCCAGTGCCACTTCAATCAGCTGCTGCTCGCGTGCTGCTGCTTCGTCTAAAATATCCGCATACATGGGGGTTTCTCCGTAATTTTGACGCAAAAAACCACCGCTTGGGTGGCTCACATTTCTTTCAGGCAAAGAGCAATGCCTATCAGCATTCCGACGCCGAGGATTATTGCGGGGATGTCACCCACCATCACCTCCCGGCGCTGTCGCTGCTTCAAGCATGTCGCGGTATGCTCTTGTTGCGCCACCGCTAACCATTCCCTCGGTATGTGCGTCGATCATGCGCTGTGTCGGCTCAATCGGAACCAGCTTCCACCCTTCCGGCACGGTGGCCGCTGGCGGGGCGGTGTATAGAGGAGTTTCAACCTTGCAACAGATTTCGAAATACTCACCGCACTCTGCTTTGGTCAAGACATCCCCATTGCGGTAAAGAACGGCAACAGGCTCACCCGCTGCCGCATCGCGCCGTGCAAGTTCGGCCTCAAGCTGGGTGTTTTTATTCAACTCTGCGTCTCGCTGCTCACGGACGAGCGATAAACGCCGCCATCAAGCACGTATTCGCCGGAACGCGTGACCCCAACATTATCAATCAGCTTCGGAGCTACTTCTGAGGAGAAATCATGAGCAAAATGCAGATAGCAATCATCGAAGCACTGGCTTCGGGAGAGTGGATGAGTTCAGCAAGCATAGCTGAGGCAGCTCATTTCCCAGCTGCTTCAGTGCGCGTCAGTCTGGCTGGACTTTGCAGGGAGGGAATTGTGGTCAAGAAAGACGATCCAGACAGGCCTCAATACTGCGTTTACAGAAGAAACAATGTGCCAGCAGGATTCGGCGTCAGCCAGGCGATGGCAGCATTCGACAAATGCCTGCAGGCGGTGCGCCAATGAGCCGACAGAGAGTTTCAGCCACTCAGCGAGCAATCGACTCACTGATATTCACCCCTACAGCCAGAAGCCGCAGCAAACGGAAGTTGGTACCGCCAGCAAGCCAGGTCACCACTTACGATTATGTTTACACGCTGCTCCGGGCGAAGTTCGACCGCATGAGGAGGACGCGATGACAGAACCAGGCGAGCAATGCTGCGCGGACTGCGGCATGCCTATATCTGCAGATGAGGCATATGTTTGCGACGACTGCAGCGCGTTCTACGCGATATTCCGTGACCCCAATGGATACATGACCGGAGATGACAATGGGTAATTTACGCAAAGAAGCGCGGGGCAGGGAATGCCAGGTCAGGCTGCCGGGCATCTGCAATGGCAATTCTGAGACCGTTGTACTCGCGCACTACCGGATGGTAGGCATCTGTGGAACAGGAATGAAGCCGGATGACCTTTTCGGCGCATGGGCATGCTCTCGATGCCACGATGAGATAGACCGCCGTACTCGCATCACTGATGTGAATGAGGCCCGCGTAGCGCATCTGGAGGGCGTTATCAGGACACAGAATGCATTACTCCGGGAAGGAAAGGTGAAGCATGGCTGAATATCGAATTTCGTTGCCATGGCCACCAGGCAACAATCACCTTTTCTCAGTGTTTCGCGGCAGGAAAATCAAGAGCAAGAAAGGCAGGGAATACACCGCAGCAGTCATTAAGCAAATCACCGAAGAAAATCAGCAATACCTACTCACCGGCAGTCTCAAAGTAAAAATCACAGCATACCCACCGACACGCGCAAAGCGTGACCTCGATAACCTATTCAAAGCCCCGCTCGACTCACTCACCCAGGCAGGCGTAATTGCCGATGATAGCCTGATTGATGACGTTCGCATGGTGCGCGCCGAGGTCGTTAAGGGCGGGCGGCTGGACTTGCTGATAACGGAGATTGAGAAAGGATGAAAGATAAAATTCGGCAAAAATGGCGCCTTTTGCGGCTGTTCAGATTCAAAAATTCCTATGCATGTGATTACCGCATCATCCAGAACTTCAGCCACATCATGAGGAAGGCAACATGACCTGGTTAACCCGACTACTCAGCTACTTCAAGCCAGTCACTCCAACCATCCAGCCTACAAATGTTCAGTCATGGGCAGTTACTCCAAAGGGGAAGAAGCGATGAGCATACGCGAGCTTAATCTATCGAAAGACCAGCACGAGTGGCTAAACAGCTGGCTGGAATTGTGGGGCGCGTGGGTATACAGCGGCAGGCTGGAGAAGCGCATGAGCAGCATGATCGCGCAGTGGATGGAAAGCGTTGAGCCCAGCGGAATGCCTAGCCGCCCGATGTGCAATGACGATGACGGAATGTTGATTTCTCAGGTCGTAGATTCCGTCATGTGCATTGACCAGCGGGCATTTGGTATTTTACTCAGCTATTACTCCCACGGGGCTTCCAAGAGAGCCATTGCATCCTACTATCACGCGAGTGCAAAGCCACGCAAGTTCGTATCTGGTCGCAAGGGTGAGGGCTGGCGCAGGCCATCAATGGCGACTTGCAGGAATGAAATTAATGACATCCTTAATGCAAGCCTCTTCTTGCTGTACCAGCCATTGCAAGATGCGTTTAAAAGTCGCAAACGCGTGAACAAAATCACGCATGTTGCTTGGAAAAGTGTTGACAATGCCTTATCCATTTAGCCATACTTAGAGGGTAAGCTGCCGTAAGTGTTCTTAGTGAATGCGACGGCGGCTTTTTTGTTGTCAAAACGCAAGCCGCTGAGCGGTCATGAGGAACTGCGCCGGGCAGTTCGAAACTGCGGCCCCGGCTAACAATAAGCAGCATTGGCTCAATCGGATAGAGCAGCGGAGTTCTAATCCACTGGTTGCTGGTTCGAGTCCAGCATGCTGCACCAAATTTCAAAGGTCGCCACAGAGCGGCCTTTTTCTTTTTCGCCCCCGAATCATTCATACCCTCAACCTGACATAAGTCGGTGCGGCGCACTTTACCTTTCCCCCTACAACACACACGGCACCGAACCGGATTAACCGGAGGTGAATATGTATCGAATGGACAAACTGACAACGGGCGTAGCCTACGGGGCGTCTATGGGTAGCTCTGGTTTCTGGATGCTTCAAATGCTTGACAGGGTTAGCCCATCTCAATGGACTGCGATCGGGGTTATTGGCAGCCTGTTGTTCGGTCTGCTGACATTCCTGTCGAGTCTCTACTTCAAAATCAAAGAAGACAGGCGTAAAGCCGCAAGGGGCCAATAATGGCATTGTCACCGCAACTGAAGAAAAGCATTGCTGGCGTTGTGAGTGGCGGCGCTCTGGCAATTGCTGCAGTTCTGATTACCCCGTTTGAGGGTACAAAGCACGTTCCCTATCTCGATGTGGTTGGAGTTCCAACAGTCTGTACCGGGCATACTGGCCCAGACATTATCATGGGTAAAACCTACACCGATGCCGAATGCCAGGCGCTGCTGAATAAAGACCTGCGGAAGGTCGCCAATCAGATTGACCCTCTTATCAAGCGGACGATCCCCGATACCACTCGTGCGGCTCTCTATTCATTTGCCTACAACGTCGGCACTGGAGCATTCCGCCAGTCAACCCTGCTGAAGAAAATCAACGCTGGCGACACCGTAGGCGCATGCAACGAGCTACGCCTCTGGACATACGCAGGCGGCAAGCAGTGGAAAGGCCTGATGAACCGGCGCGAGATTGAACGCGATGTTTGCCTGTGGGGTCAGAAATGAATGCTCGCGCTTGGCTGATTATCGCCGTGGAGTTTCTGGCTGCAGTCATCGTGGTGCTCATCATGTCATCTCAGCTCACAAAGCAAAAGACCCGCGCTGACAATGCTGAGTCTCTCGCAAAGCAGCGGCAGGAGATCATCAATGACATGCAGACACGTCAGCGCGATGTTGCTGCTCTCGATGCCAGGTACACAAAGGAATTAGCCGATGCTAAAGCCAGTATTGACGAGCTTCAGTCTGATGTTGTTGCTGGCAGTAAGCGGCTGCAGCTCAACGCCACCTGCAAAAAGCAATCCACCTCCGGCTCCTCCGGCGTGGATGATGCAGTCAGCCCCGGACTTACTGACTCCGCTCAACGGGATTATTTCACCCTCAGAGAGCGAATCGAAACCAGCGGAAAGATGATTGCTGGGTTGCAGCAGTACATCAGAGAGCAATGCCTCAAATAAACAGAGCCTGGCTTCGGTCGGGTTTTTATTTTGTGCTTAAAACTGCGTTCAACGAGTTCACTTTTCAGCATAAACATACTGAATCCTGATGCGTGGGTATCGCGACATCACGGCAAAATATCCAACAACCCAGCAGGAAATTCTAAATGACACCCATCAATGAAGAGCAGTCGCTGAATCTCAGCATCTATCGGCTGGTTATGCGTGACACAGCAGCAGCTAAAAAAGCCATCTCCTACGTCGGTGGTGATGCGCTGAAGCTCGAACTTTTCACGGACGGTTACACCCTGGCTACTGGTGAAACGGGTGTCTGGTTCGATGAAGAGCCGCCTTACAGCATTTACGGCGAGGGGTTGACCCGCACCAACAAATACGGCCAGTTCTCAATGCTGACGTTTACCCCGCTAATGGGTATGTCAGACGTCGTTACCAAATTCATCAAGAACCCGAGCAAGGCGCAGAAAGTTGTCACCATGACAATCTACGATGCCGACCACTACACCGACGAGCAGAAAGAGCAGATCGTCGAATCCTATCCAGAGCATGAACGTGAGGCTCGAGCTCGCGGCATCCCGACAATGGGTAGCGGAAGAATCTTTCAGATACCTGAAGAAACCATCAAGTGCCAGCCATTCGAATGTCCTGATCACTTCTACGTTATCGACGCGATGGACTTCGGTTGGGACCATCCGCAAGCACAGATTCAGCTGTGGTGGGATAAAGACGCCGATACAATCTATCTCGCTCGCGTCTGGAAGGACAAAGAAAAAACAGCGGTTCAGGCATGGGGTGCCGTCAAGTCGTGGGCAGGAAAGATACCAACGGCGTGGCCTCATGATGGCAACCAACACGAGAAGGGCGGTGGTGAGCAGCTCAAGGCGCAATATGCTGATGCTGGATTCATGATGCTGGCAGAGCATGCAACGTGGCCCGATGGCGGTAACGCTGTTGAGCCCGGCATCACTGAATTGCGCGACATGATGCTTGATGGTCGCTTCAAGGTGTTCAACACCTGCGAGCCATTCTTTGAAGAGTTCCGCCTCTATCACCGAGATGAGAACGGAAAGATAGTCAAGATAAACGATGATGTTCTCTCTGCTGTTCGCTACGCATACATGATGCGACGCTTCTCAAAAATGATGCGAGACATCAAGAAACCCAAAGAGAAAAAAATCCCGGCGCCCATTAGGCCGATCCCACGGAGCAGATAAATGGCCGATAAAGAAAACAGACTTGAGGACATTCTCTGCAAGTTTGACAGAGACTGGACAGCAAGCGACGAGGCCAGAACCGAAGCGACTAACGACCTGTTCTTTTCACGCGTTAGTCAGTGGGATGACTGGCTGAATCAGTACACAACCCTACAGTATCGCGGTCAGTTCGATGTGGTGCGGCCTGTGGTGCGCAAGCTGGTTGCAGAGATGCGCCAGAACCCTATTGATGTGATGTTCAAGCCGAAGGACGGAGCCGGCCCTGACGCTGCTGACATCCTGATGGGGATGTACCGCACAGACATGCGGCACAACACCGCGAAAATCAGCGTTAATATCGCAGTTCGTGAGCAGATTGAAGCGGGCGTGGGTGCCTGGCGCATCGTAACTGAGCACGAAGACCAGGACCCAACCAGCAATAACCAGGTTATCCGGCGTGTTCCGATTCATGAAGCGTCAAGCCACGTCATCTGGGACAGCAACAGCAAGCAGATGGACAAGAGCGACGCTCGTCACTGCACTGTCATTAATGCGATGAGCAAAGACGGCTGGGAAGCTTTCGCAGATGAAATGGGCTTCGACAGTGACGAGATGCCAGACTTCCAGTCACCCGACAGTTCATGGTTGTTCCCGTGGATTAGCCGCGACGTTTTCTATGTTGCAGAGCACTACGAGGTTGAAGAGAAAAAAGAGACGGTCTTCATCTACGCAGATCCGCTCACTGGTGAGCCAGTCAGCTACTTCAAGCGCGACATAGCCGATGTAATCGATGAGCTGGCAGAGAAGGGCATGGAGAAGGTTGGCGAGCGCAAGGTTAAGCGTCGCCGGGTCTACAAGACAATCCTCACCGGCTCTGAAGTGCTGAAGAATCGCGAGCTGATTGCAGGCGAACACATTCCGATTGTGCCAGTGTTTGGTGAGTGGGGATTCGTTGGCGATAAGGAAGTGTATGAGGGTGTCGTTCGTCTGACTAAGGACGGCCAGCGCCTGCGCAACATGATCATGTCATTCAACGCCGACACGGTAGCCCGCACGCCGAAGAAGAAGCCTATCTTCTGGCCTGAGCAGGTCGCTGGATATGAGTACATGTACGGTGGCAATGACGATTACCCTTACTACCTACTTAACCGCACTGACGAGAACAACGGAGAATACGCCACTAAGCAACTTGTTACCCAAGGACTCAAGAAACCGGAAACCCCGGAAGAAGAGCAGTGGATGCAGGAGGCGCAGGCGGCATCTCAAAATCAGCAAGATCCAAATATGCTACTCGCTCAGGCGCAGATGGTCGCAGCTCAGGCTGAGGCAGAGAAAGCGCAGAACGAAACCGCACAAACTCAGATTAAAGCATTCACCGCTCAACAGGATGCAATGGAATCCCAGGCTAACACCGTCTATAAGCTGGCTCTAGCTAAGAACATAGACGCCAAGGCTGTTATGGATGCCGTCAGACTGCTGAGCGAGGTTGCTAACCAGCAACAACAACAAATCCCTTCCGGCGGAGCAGCCGAGATTCCTCAATAAGAGAGAGATAAACATGACCCATACCACCGAAATTCAGGCAACTGAAGGCCAAGACCTGCACGTCGATAATGCGGCGGCACCCGCAGTCGATACAACATCCCATGCCAGTGATGAAGGTGCGCAGGATTCAGGCTTCGACGTTGTGCTGAATGGAGATGAGAAACCGAAACAAGACCCGGCAACAAACGCGCAATTTGCAGCCAAGCGTCTGGAGCGTAAGCGTCAGCGAGAGCTTGAGCAACAGATGGAATCTGTGAGCCGCGGAGAACTGCCGGAGAACATCCGCGTAAATCCTGACCTTCCTCCTCAGCCTGACGTCAATGAATATCTGTCAGATGATGCGCTGGAGAAGTACGGTTACGACCAAACTCGGGCGCTTGCAGCCTTTAGCCAGGCCAACAATGAATGGCTGATTAAGGCGCAGGATGCCCGCAGTAACGCCGTTGCCGAACAGGGTCGTAAGACTCAGGACTACACGCAGCAGTCAGCGCAATATCTCGACGCCACCCGTAAACATTATGACTCTGCCGAGAAGCTCAACATCCCTGACTATCAGGACAAAGAAGAGGCATTCATGCAGCTTGTGCCACCACAGGTGAGCACCGACATCATGCTTCTCTTCCCTGATAAGTCACCGGCACTCATGTACCACCTCGGATCTAACCCCGAGAAGGTGCGCCAGTTACTGGCAATGAACGGGCAGCAGGCGCTGATTGAACTCACCCGACTATCTGAACGTTTAACTCTCAAACCACGCGGTAAGCCTCTTTCGTCTGCCCCACAGGTTGACACGCCAGTGCAAGGCCACGCTGTCGCCGGAAACATCGACGCTCTCAAAAAGCAGATGGAGGCCGCTGCCAGCAAGGGCGACGTAGAGACTTACCGCAAAATTAAGAAACAGTTACAAGGAATCCGCTAATGGCTCTTAACGAAGGTCAAATGGTCACGCTGGCAGTCGATGAAATTATCGACACTATTACCAGTCTTACCCCGATGGCGCAGAAAGCGTCAAAATACACTCCTCCTGCTGCTGGCATGCAGCGCTCAAGCAATACGATCTGGATGCCTGTTGAACAGGAATCCCCAACGCAGGAAGGATGGGACTTAACAGGCGACGCCACAGGAATTCTGGAGCTTAACGTTCCTGTTAGCCTGGGCGAACCTGATAACGACTTCTTCCAACTGCGTGCTGATGACCTGCGTGATGAGACGGCATACCGCCACCGCATCCGGTCAGCAGCTAAGAAGCTGGCAAGTAACTGTGAAATCAAAATCGCTAACCTGGCTGCGGATATGGGATCACTGGTAGTAACCAGCGATGACCCAATCGGTACGGCAGCAGGCAGTGGCTGGGATTTTGTTGCTGATGCTGAAGAACTGATGTTCTCACGCGAGCTGAACCGTGACTCAGGCCTGTCGTACTTCTTCAATCCGAAGGATTACAAAGCAGCCGGCCACGACCTGATTAACCGCGATATGTTCGGTCGCATCCCGGAAGAAGCGTATAAAAACGGCACTATCCAGCGTCAGGTTGCTGGCTTTGATGATGTGCTGCGTTCTCCGAAGCTTCCTGTACTCAATGCCTCAACCGCTACAGGCCTGACAGTTTCCGGTGCTCAGTCATTCAAGCCAGTAGCTTGGGATCTGGATGCTGACGGTAACAAGCGCAACGTCGATAACCGCCTGGCGAACGTTACTCTGTCTTCAACCACTGGGCTGAAGCGCGGCGATAAAATCAGCTTCACTGGCGTTAAGTTCCTCGGCCAGATGGCGAAGAATGTGCTCACGCAGGATGCTACTTTCTCCGTGGTCCGGGTAATCGACGGCACTCACGTCGAAATCACGCCGAAGCCTATTGCGCTGAACGATACCTCACTCACTCCTGAGCAGCGCGCATATGCGAACGTTAACACCACGCTGGCGAATGCCATGGCAGTTAACCTGCTCAACACCACTTCAGCCCGTACCAACGTGTTCTGGGCTGATGACTCCATTCGCATCGTGAGCCAGCCAATCCCGGCTAATCACGAGCTGTTTGCTGGCATGAAAACTACCTCATTCAGCATCCCGGATGTTGGGCTGAACGGCATCTTTGCCACCCAGGGTGATATCAGCACGCTGTCCGGCCTGTGCCGTATTGCAGTGTGGTATGGAGTTAACGCAACCCGCCCGGAAGCGATCGGCGTTGGCCTTGCTGACCAGGCGTAACCACTCACAGTTAAGGGGCTTCGGCCCCTTTTATATTGGGTAGGAGAAGTAAATGAGCGTAATGATTTATCAGGCAGGCGGCGATACCAAAATTTGGGGCCGCAAGCTGAAAGCGAAAATTGTGGGTCAGGATGATGTCGCCGAGCACTTAGATAATGGCTGGTATGAACATCCAAACGATGTTCCTGCTGAGCCGCTTGTTGGTGTTCAAACTGTGATCCCCGGAGGCGACACGACTGACCAGGTAAATATGGGTGATGTTTCTGATGGGTATCACACCTTTAATGAACTATACGCTCACCGGGTGCGTCTCTTCTCATCGCTGATGCATGCCTACTCCGGCCTTTCGTGGTGGTCTAGAAAGCACAGAGATGGAGAAGAATGGGAAGGCTGGGTTATTGCTGGAATAACCACCCCTGAAGGAGAAATCACTTACCACCTCCCTGTTAAAGAGGTCGAATTCCTTCCTGAAGGGACGGAACTTGAGTTAGGGAAAGAATTGGATGGTCACGAAGCGAGTGACGTTCTTGAACGACTTCTTAGTTTGCGACCGGCTATTGCAGAGCCAGAGCCAGAGCCAGAGCCATTAGTGAAAGAGCGTAAAAAGCCTGGTCCAAAGCCTAAGGCGGCAACCGATGAATCTGACGACTAAAGGCGACCTGATTACTGCGGCTCTCAGAAAGCTGGGCGTCGCATCCAATGCCACGCTGACAGACATTGAGCCTCAGTCAATGGAAGACGGCGTTAATGACCTTGAGCTGATGATGGCCGAGTGGTTGGGCGGATCGGAGTCACCAGGCATCAAAGTTGGTTATATTTTTGCTCCTGCTGGAGAGCCAGCTGATGCGGGTGATGAACATGGCATAGGGATTGCCGCTATCAATGCTGTAATCCTCAATATCGCATGCCGCATCGCACCGGACTATGGCATGGAGGCGACAGCTAAGCTCCAGGTGACTGCGAAGTACGGAAAAGAGCAGCTTGTCAAACTGTCCGCAATGAGCCGCGCCCGCACAGCTAAATGTAAGTCCGGTTATCCAAATCGCATGCCTACCGGTTCAGGCAACCGACTTGCAGCCTACAACGGCTGGAATTTCTATCATCGTGACGAGGTATGCAATGCCGATACAACAACTCCCCCTGATGAAGGGGACGGGTAAGGATTTTCGGAATGCTGATTACGTCGACCTGATGCCCGTAAACATGATCGCCACGCCGAAAGAAGTTGTTGGTTCAAGTGGTTACCTTCGTTCATTCCCGGGCATTGCAAAGCGTAATGATGTGGCAGGGCTCTCGCGAGGCGTGATGTATAACTCTCATGAAAGCGCAGTTTACCGGGTTTGCGGGACCAAGTTGTATAAGGCTGGGGTAGAGTCTGGAGAGGTTCCCGGTTCAGCGCGTGTTTCTCTTGCCTGCAGCTACAACAGTCAGGCAGTAGGCGCAAATGGCACAATGACTTTGTTTCGCTACGATAGCGAAGTTAAAATGCTGTCTAACTGGCCGTCGTCTTCTGGTTACATCCAATATGAGCTGGGCAATCTTAGAGACCTGTGCAGGAATCGATCCCGGTATATCTGGAGCAAAGATGGTAGCGACTCATTCTTTATTTCTGACCTTGAGGATGAGTCAAAGCCCGATCGCTATAGCGCAGAATACCGGGCAGAGAGCCAGCCAGACGGCATTATAGGCATCGATAACTGGCGTGATTTCGTGGTGGCATTCGGTACGACAACCATCGAATATTTCTCTCTCACAGGCGCCACGTCCGCGATAGGTGCAGCCCTGTATCAGTCTCAACCATCACTCATGGTGCAGAAGGGTATTGCCGGGACTTACTGCAAGACTAAGTTTGCAGATACGCACGCCATTATCAGCCATCCCGCAACGGGCGCGCCGTCGGTCTACATCATTAACTCAGCCCAGACACAGCAGATAGCCACCGCTTCTGTGGAGAAAATTCTACAGGATTACAGCGCTGATGAGCTGGCTAGCGGCTTCATGGAAACGACGCGTTTTGAGTCTCATGAGATTCTGATTATCCATCTGCCGCGCCATGTGCTGGTTTACGACGCATCAGTGAGCCAGTCCGGGCCGCAGTGGGCAATCCTCAAAACAGGACTTAACGACGCTCCATACCGAGGCGTTGACTTTGTCTATGAGGGGAATTCAATAACCTGCGGCGACAAGCGAGCATCCGTAACTGGCACGCTGGATAAATCTATCTCCAGCCAACACGGAGAGCAACAGGAGCACCTGCTTTACACCCCTCTATTCCGAGCTGACAACTCAAGAGCGTTTGATTTCGAACTTGAATCCAGTACTGGAGTAGCCCAATTTGCGGAGAAGATGTTTGTCTCTGCCACTGCGGACGGGATTAACTATGGTCGTGAGCAACTCATACCATGGAATGCTCCGTTCCGATATGACCAGCGGGCAATCTGGAGAAGGCTGGGCAGAATCCGCAAGAACCTGGGATTTAAGGTGAGAATTATTACATCATCACCCGTTACGCTAAGCGGGTGCCAAATAAGGCTGGAGTGATGGCAGATGAACCTCAGAAAGTCATAGTTCAGGCAAGCCGCGTTGATGATTCCATTCTTCCGCAAGGCATATCTCTGGCGTACAGGTTATACATCATTCAGCAGAGTGGTGACCTGAAGAATGTTGCAGATGCGTCTAACAACGCCAATGACCTGGCATATCAGGCTACCTTAAAAAACCAGGAGCAGGATGTTACCTTGGCAGATCACGAGCTTAGATTATCAAACCTGCGAATTGAGATTGATGATCATGAGATTCGGATAACGGCCAATACGTCATCCATTACTATTCTGTCAGGAAGGGTGACCACTTTAGAGGGTAATGTATCCACACTTCAAGGTGACCTGTCATCACTGGGCGGAAGGGTAACAACTGCCGAAACAGCAATATCCACTCTGCAAGGCGATTACGTTTCAAAATCGGCCGCAACATCTCAGACGCTGAGCTCCCCTCTAAATGTCACAACGTCTTACTCTGTTGGCGGGACAAAGGTTATTGGCGCCCGGCAGACAGGATGGACAGCAGCCACCGGGACGGCACTTCTCGGGGCATTTAATGCCAACCAGTCATACTCCGCAGGCGCAACCTATACGCAGGCCGATATTCAGGCTCTGGCAACAGGTTTGGCTCAGGCGAGGCAGCGCATCAAAGCGCTGGAGGATATGGCGAGAACGCATGGGTTAATCGCATGATTGAATTCAAGCCAACAAGAAACATCGACCTCATCGAGGGAGTTGGAAATCACCCTGAAATCATTGCTGGCAGCAACAACGGAGACGGTTACGACTACCGGCCTGAGTGCAGGTATTTTGAGGTTCACGTTCACGGAAATTTCGGAGGTATTGTCTATTACCACGAAATTCAGCCCATGACCTATGACTGCCACGCGATGTATCTACCTGAGGCGCGGGGTTTCAGTAAAGATATTGGCCTGGCTTTCTGGAGAATGCTCTTGTCTTCGACTTCATTCGCCTGCATCACGTCATACGCGGCCAGCAAGTTCCGCCACGGTCAGATTTATTGCGCCATGATTGGGCTTCGGCGTGTAGGCACCATCCGCAAATATTTCAAGGGCGTCGATGACGTCACTTTCTATTCAGCAACCCGCGAAGAAATAAAAAACTTCGTTCAAAACAGCAGAGGTTAATCATGGCTGACATTTTTGCGCTGGGCAGGAAACTGCGCGGTGAAGAACCTATGTGCCCAGAAAAAGGTGGAAAGGGTGGCGGCGGGGACAATGGTGCTGGCGCACAGGCGGATGCACTGAATAAGTCCACTGACCTGCAACGCGAACAGTGGCAGACGGTCATGAACAACCTCGCGCCATTTACCCCACTCGCCCAGCAGTACGTATCACAACTGCAAAACCTTTCCACACTCGGTGGACAGAACAGCGCGCTCAACAGCTACTACGGGTCAGACCAGTACAAGCAGCTCGCCAACCAGGCGCGTTATCAGTCACTGGCGGGCGCCGAAGCGACTGGCGGGCTTGGTTCTACGGCTACCAGCAACCAACTGGCAACAATCGCACCGACACTGGGACAGAACTGGCTGAGTGGGCAGATGCAGAATGCTCAAAACTTGGCGAATATCGGCCTCGGTGCGTTGCAGGGGCAGGCCAATGCTGGGCAGACATACGCAAACAACGCCGGATCGCTTTATCAGCAGCAGGCCGCTCTTGCTGCAGCAAATGCTAACCGACCTTCAGGCCTTTCAAGCGCACTTGGTGGAGGTTTCAGTGGGGCGGCATCTGGCGCGGCCCTTGGCAGCGTGGTTCCGGGTATCGGAACAGGAATCGGCGCTGCCATCGGTGGGGGCCTTGGGCTTCTCGGCGGCTTATTTTAAGGGGTAGCTATGGCAATGTCACAACCGTGGAATGGTGGGGGGCTGCTTGCAGGTATTGGCGGAATGAATGCCAATGCCCCACAGGCAAATGATGTAAACGGTGCGCTGTCTCTCATTCGCGAAAATAATGATATTCAGCGCAGTGGCGCCAATAACATCGGACTGCAGGCGCTTCAGGGTATGGGTGGGGTAGCGCAGGCTTACCAGCAGGCGGCCAAGCAAGAAGCGCAGAATGCATTCAACCAGGCTCACGCTCAGGCTTGGGAAACAGGCGATACGTCATCTCTTCGCCAATTTGCAGTGCAGAATCCGGCGTTCGTTGAGCAGGCACAGCAGGCAGTAGCGCACCTCAACGACCAGCAGAAATCAGATATTGGCGCCTTAGCAGCGGGCTTGCGTGTTTCCCTGTCTCAGGGCCCACAGGCTTTCAGCAAGTACGTTAACGAAAACACCAGTGCGCTTGCTCGTGTTGGGGCGGATCCAAATACCGTATTGCAGATGGGTGTTACAGACCCACAGCAGGCCCAACAGTTTGTGGATACTCTCGGCATGTCATCGCTCGGTGGCAAAGATTATTTCGACACCATCGACAAACAGCAAGGTCGCGTTATCGACCGTGGCCGCCTGCAGGAAACTGTCCGCAGCAATCAGGCCGGGGAAGCACTTCAGTCGCGAGGTCAGGATATTCAAATCCGGGGACAAGATATTTCAGCATCAACGGCGCGGCGTGGGCAGGACATGGCCTACCAGAGAGCCCAGTCGCGAGGCACTGCTTCTGGTGCTGACGATCGAACTGTCCAGCTAGCAGACGGAAGGACAGTTAGTGTAGGGGGGAAACTACACGGCGCTGGAGCAAGCGCTTTTTATGAGGGTGTAGACAATGAAGGGAATATGGTTCGCGTTCCTGCAAGTGCCATTGCCGCCCCCCCAACGTCATCTGCTACAGCTCAAAATTACGCAATGAAAAAGGATATTGATACCATCGAAGGTGCCAGCCCTGACAGCCTGGACTTCATGACGGGGGTGACAGGTGGTAACGGAACGCCAGCTTTGGGCGCCGATATCCGTAGCCGAATCAGCGGTAAAGAGCAGCGTCAGTTATATAACGCGACCCAAAGAATCCAGGGGCGGATGCAGAACCAAGGTATTGCAGCTGCGCGTGATATGGGCGCCAGTGGTATTAACACGGTTGCAGAGGCAAAAATGTACTTCCAGGGCATGCCTCAACTGGATTTCTCTAGCCCAGAGGCTGCGCAGCAGTCCGTGCGTGGGATCAGGGAATACACTGATAATTATAATCAGCAGTATAACGTTAACATCGGTGGTTCATCCCGTTCAAACCAGCCTGCAGCAGCACAACAAGCAAGGCCCGCTCAACAATCCGCTGGATTCTCTTCACTATGGGGTGACTAATGGCTAAGGCGTGGAAAGAAGTAATGGCTTCACCGCAGTATCAGTCATTGCCACCAGACCAGCAGGCTGCGGCTCAGGAGCAATATTTTAACGAAGTTGTCGCTCCACAGGCGGGCGAAAGCGCAGGGCAGGCAAAGCAGGCTTTCTTCTCGGCTTATCCCCCCGCAACTCAATCACAACAACAATCCTCTAACCCGCAAGAGCCTTCATTCCTGCAACAGGCCGGGAATGCCATTGAGCAGGCAGGGCGCGGACTTGTAAACATCCCCTTCGATGCCCTGCAGGGTGGCGCAAGCCTGATTAACGCCGTTAGCCAGGGGGTTGGCGGTCCCAAGCTTCTTGACGACGTTTACCGCCCGGTAGACAGGCCAACAGACCCATACGCACAGGCAGGTGAGGCTATTGGCAACTATCTTACTCCGGGGCTAGGAGTGGCGGGGAATATGGTTGCCGGCTCACTTGCAGAAGCTGGTAATCAGCAGGGTGACTTCGCAGAGAACGCAGCGAAGAATGCAGCCGTAAACCTCGGCGCCCAGGGGATTCTATCCGGCGCTGCAAAGGCAGTAGGTCGTGGCATTACCGCCTTGCGCGGTCAGGTCAACCCTGAAGTAGCTCAGCGGATCGCCGGGGCCGAGGCGGCAGGAGTTACGCCGATGACTTCGGATGTGCTTCCGCCATCAGGAGCTTTTGCAAAGGGATTGGTCCAAGGTGGCGAGGGTGCTTTGATTGGCACCGGAGCAGCCAGAGCGGCTCAGCAGGATGCGCGACAGGGAATTATTCAAAGCTATCAAAGCAAGTTCGGCGAGTACGCACCAGAGGCGGTAATTGATTCTCTGCAGCGAGGCGTAAGAGCAGAAAGAAATGCAGCCGGAGAATTACTTAGCCAGGTATCAACGCAGATGCAGGGGCGCACCGTTCCGGCTAACAAGACTATTGCATCCCTCGACAGCGCTATTGCTGACCTGAACAAGTTGGGAACGCTGAAAGATACTGGCGCAGTTAGCGCGCTGGAAGGGCTTCGTGGGGACCTGCAAAAAGCCCCTGTGAGCTATGACGACTTCAGAAATCTCCGGTCTGCCTTCCGTGAAGGAGTTAAAGGCGACAATATCGCAATGAGAGGACGCACAGAGGCAATCATCGACCGCGTTTATAAATCGATGAGCGATGACCTCACATCATCTGTGGGTCGCACCCTCGGCTCTGGTACCGCTTCTAAATACGCAGCTGCTAATAATGCCTATGGCAATCTTGCTAATCGTGTGAAAAACACAGCGTTGAAGCGTGTTTTCGAAAAAGGCGAGTATGTTCCTGAGGTTGTTAACAGCGTGGTTTACAGCTCCAAGCCTTCAGAAGTCAGGAATTTATACTCCCTTCTTGATGAAAAAGGGAAGGATGCCATGAGGGCGGCATATATCAGCAAGGTTGCCGAAAAATCCGGGGACTCACCCGCTCGCTTTATGTCAGAGGTTAACCGTCTGAGGAAAAACCCTGCGATAAACGATGTTCTTGGTCCTCGTCACGTCAAAGAATTGAACGGGTTAATGGATGTGTTAAGGCTAACAAACAGGGCAGATTCAGCCAGCGTTGTTACTCAGACCGGGCAGGCGCTCGCCAATCCGGTCAGGCTTGGATCGGCAGTGGTAAGCCAGGGGTCGTCTCTGGCAGCGGAGGCTGGTTATGGGCTAATGACGCGAGTGTATGAGAGCAAGCCAGTTCGCAACGCACTTCTGCGCCTGTCCAACACCAAGCCAGGAAGTCCCGCTTACGAAAGAGCTCTTAATCAGGCTGCTGTAATGGTCAGGCCGCTGATCGCGAATGGGTCCACTACACAGGAATAGCAGTAAGGCAGGGAGGCCGAAAACACCATAAAAAATAATTAAAGCTGCGCAAGCTATGCCTTGTGCGGCATTGCTGCGCCCGGAGAAAAAAATGTCAGACATTAATGCAAATGTCGTTGTTTCGATGCCTTCACAGCTTTTTACGGCATCCCGTAGCTTCAAAGCGATCTCTAACGGTCGTATTTATATCGGTAAAATTGACACAGACCCCACAATCCCATCTAACCAGATTCAGGCATATCTGGAAAACGAAGATGGAAGCACGGTTCCAATTTCTCAGCCAATTATTATCAATTCAGCAGGTCACCCGGTATACAATGGGCAAATAGCAAAAATTGTCACAATTGAAGGCCATAGCATGGCTGTTCTTGATGCTTATGGCGCGCAAGAGTATTACTTTCCAAACGTATTAAAATATGAGCCAGACCAGCTAAAGCAGCAACTTGCTGGCAGCGCAGGAGCTTATCTTGTAGGGCACGGGTCCACTACAGTTGGAGATGAGCTTGACACCCTAATGGCATCATCAGTGACTGTCAGCGTAAAGGAAAAGAGATTCGCTGGCGGAGCAAGGGGTGACTGGAATGCTTCAACACAAACAGGTAATGATGATACTGCAGCATTTCAGGCAGCAATCAATTTTCTGGCTTCATTGCCAGATAGGCGACATGCAGGCGCGCGAGTCTTATATGTCCCAAATGGAATTTACAGAATAAAGAACCTGACGGTACCTTCAACATTTGTGTTTGCCTTTAGCATGCAGGGCTGCAGTCGAGATTCAACAGTGATTTATGCACGGCCAGATAACCCTGTTGACACTCCAGTTTTGGATCTGAAGGTTGAATATAGTTACATAAATAATCTTACATTTTTTGGGAACCTTTCAGATTCTGATGACCCCGCAACCTGGTCTAGGAGGCTAATAAACATCGCATTGCCTGATGGTCGTGCTGATTGTGATTTACAGATCGGCAATGATGTTGTAATGGGGTTTTGCGACACAATCGTTACCATGCAGGGAAGGGGCATAAAAGCATCTGGGACGATGGTGGCAGCCAACACATTCCTTAATATAGTATGCAGCCCTTCCATGTCCTGGGTGGCAGGTAGCACCATAAACGACTTTAAAACAGGCATGCGACACTATCTTATTTCCAGCATGAGAACGGATAATATCGTCACTCTGTTCAGGGTTACTGGGTCGGGATCCGCTATTGACTATATCAATGGCATTACTATTGGAGACGTAGATTCGCTAGGGCTTACTCAATTAGGTGTATTCACGAATGCCACCCTGAGAGGTCTGACCATCTCTAACCTAACCAACGTACAGGGTTTCGGAAGCACCCCACTACAAGGAAAGGCCATAAATGGCCTCAGTTGGGTCGGTGGTTACGTTACAAAAGCTATTGACCAGACTGTTATACCAACTGATGCAGGTCAGTTTATGAGGGGTATTGTTGATCTGACTGGCTATATAGCAAACGCAACCATCAACGGAGTTACTTTTGGACCAATCAGGAATTTCCTATTTAATGTTGGCGCGGATTCTTTCAACGTAAACTGTTCAAACTGCTCGTTTATAAACGCTTGGACTGATAACACAGGGGCTACGTTCTTCACGGGCGCAAATTGTAATGGCTTGCGATTTACAAACCTTTCATTCACAGGTAGCCCTACCGGTAACATCCAGCCATGGTCAAATACGTGGCAATTATCGTATAACGCAATATATCGTGACATATCATCTAACTGGCGGCCATTACGTTCTGATGTTGATTTTACACCTACTGCAACTAAAGGCGGAGTGTCCATCTCGCCTACAGTTTCAATTGGCAGAGCCCACTATGACGGCAACTTTTGCACAGCAAGATATGGAATAGTTCTACCAATTAATCAGGTTGGAGGAATCATCACAATATCTTTGCCAATCCCAGCCATAGCAGATTTCCCTTCCATTACAGGGGCAGTATCTGGGGGGGGGGCGATATTTCATCTTGTGGGCAGCGCATTAGTTGCATACCCCAGAGTTTTATCATCAGATAACACTATTGTTTTTGTTAAAACCGATGGCTCCTTCCTTCAGGGCACAGATGTGCCTGGTAATTTATCAATGGAATTTGAAGTGAAATATAAAGCATAAAGAAGAGCGCCGTAAAGGCGCTGTTCTTTTATTACTTGAAGCAAAACACTCCCTCATCCCCTCTCACTTCAAACTCATATGCACCCCTACTGATTGATGCACCTGAACTACAGGCCTTGACACCAGTGTTGTTGGGTGCGTACTTATCGAAAAGGAAGTGGTTATTTAAAAATATCCCAGTCCTCCATGACGCTTTATCACTTATATACGGAAGGATTAAGGAGGCGAAGTAAGGGTGGTTTTTAATTATCTTTGCTGTGACAGGGCTCATTTTAACCGTTCCTAGAATGTGAAATTTACTCACACCCGAACCATTCACATCCATTGTCATCATGGTTGCTACCTGAGATTCATATTCTCCTTGTTTCTGCATGCCATTTCCATAAGCAAAACAAAGTGAGAATGAATAAATCACCATCACGGAAACGATGACATACAACATTTCCCGGAAATATTTAATGTTAGCGATAAGCATTGAAACGCAAATGAAAAAAGGTATAAGTCCAAATGACATTAATACTCTAGCATTAAAGGCCGGTAGCTCAAGGATTGATAGTGGCAAGTATATCCCTGCAGCTATGATAATCGGGGAGTTTAAAACAATAAATGATTTCAGCGCCACCACATAACTTGAGGTTTTAAGGGATTTTAAAAAAATAACAGACTGATAAGCCACGAACACAAGCAATAAAGTTATCAGAAGAAGAATGTAAGTGCGTCCTAAAGCCATGAGAGTGTAGTTGTAAAAGGTCTCGATATGTTTTGACAGTAATTCAAATGATCCTTCTGCTTTGAAGTCTATAATCTTTGCTTTGTTAATGCTGTAAGAGCCCTTTACGAATCTGTCAGCAATAAAAATCTTATACGCAGCGTTTGCCAACAAAAACGCCACAGCATCTATAAGCAATGTGATAAATGATTTTATATAAGCATCTCTCCTTGAAAACTCAACCAGTGCAAGAGCAACGAAGATGCTCAATGATGCCTGATAAAGTGAAAGTGAACACACTACACACACCACAGAAACAATGAATCTTATTTTATATTCATCTAGTTTGATGCAAAAAGGCAAAAACATAAATGCTACGGATAGCATCATGGTTAAAGAATCGAAAGAATATGATATGGTCTCAAGGAATAGTGGACATGTGATAATAAGCAATGAAATTAGCACCGATAAAAAAACCGATTCCAACTTTGCAATTTTGTGGAGATAATAAGGCACAACCATCATTGACGACACGCCAAGAATCTGCGTGAGTGGTGATACATCACTAATAGAAGAGCTAAAGCTTAGAGCACTCATAACCACGTCTGCTAGCGGTCGTCCATTCAATGCCCACCACGTATAACCCAACACCGCTCTATTTAAATCATCTACATAGTATCTATCTGCAAGGATTACGGGAGATACATAAATCATCCCCATGACCAAGAATATTAGGCAAGAAATTTTATTTTTATTTATTTGAAAATTAATATCGCTCACTGTATTTCCCTTTCTTGATAATATATCTTGGTCGCCCCTTGGACTCTGTGTAAATTCTTCCTATATACTCCCCTAAAACACCAATGCCTATCAACTGAATTCCACCAAGGAACAGGATTGAAACAAGTATCGATGGATATCCCCGCACAGGATTCCCCCATACCAGCGTATCGATGATCATCCATGCACCGTACATGAATGACAGCCCAGCCACGCACAAGCCCAAGTAAGTCCAGACACGCAGCGGGAAAGTTGAGAAGCTTGTAATACCCTCCAGTGCAAGGTTCCACAATTTCCAACCATTAAATTTCGTAGTTCCAGCCACGCGTTCGGCACGGGTGTATTCGACGATTTCAACTCTGCCACCTACCCAACTCAGCACGCCTTTCATGAATAGGTTACGCTCAGGCATGAGCTTGATATTTTCGACCGTATCGCGAGACATGAGGCGGAAATCACCGACATTCTCCTCAATTTTCGGGGAGCTTATTTTGTTATGCAGGCGATAGAACCATTCGGCTGTCTTCCGCTTCATGTGGCTATCTGAAGCCCTGTCGCTGCGCTTTGCCAGCACTACATCAGCACCAGCCTGCCACTTGAAAATCAGGTGCGGAATAACGCTGATGGGGTCTTGCAGGTCTACGTCGATTGGTATTACAGCATCGCCAGTGGCATGCTCAAGCCCGGCGAAAAGTGCAGGCTCTTTACCAAAGTTTCGCGTAAATGAAATTGGTTTAAGCAACTGGTCAGATACCGCCAGTGCATTAATGATGGACTCAGTACCGTCAGAGCTTCCGTCATTAACAAAGACGATCTCCACTTCATATTGCGCGAGCTCGCTGCGCACCGACTGGTAGAAAATAGGAATCGCGTCTTCTTCATTGAAGACCGGAACAACCAGAGAAATTTTCAT